CATACCTGACGTTGGCAAGCCAGGGATCACAGTTTGCATTGAACGATAGCCGGGCGAGAAAAAGGCGTCGGTGGCGTTGAACATTCTCATTTCATGAGGAGCAACAGGCCCTCCCTGATCTATCCATGTATCAATAGCTCTCTGGCTAAAATGAATAAGCCCCTCTGTACCGGGTGGTAATTCATGGAATAGCGTCCATTCTTGAGTGCCTGAAAACTGGACCGGGACATTGCTAATAACAGGCATGGTAATAAAATCGTTGCCTATTTTTCTCTGAATGCCGCACTCAATTTGTGCCCGCTGATTAGCTGGGTTATAAGAAATAATTTTCCCCGGTAAGCAGATCATTAGCGGTGATAATGCAGACTTTTTAAACTCCTTCATTGCCTCCAGCATTGGGTTAAGCTTTGAGTCTATAATTTTCATTAAATTATCCTTTAAGCAATAATGCTTTGACCGTAGTTTTCCATGTGTCGTGATAGAAGTCGCCCTGATGCGAAATACTTAACACTGAAAATCTTCCGGCAGTAAGAAGGTCTTTATAGGGTGTTGTATACATACCACTAAAATTAAACTGATCATACATCCGATAGACTTCTACCCAATCTGCTGGTCTAATCAAATGATTAAGCTTTATATCAACCTCTAAAGATTGTAAGTAAACTCGTGGTATCCCTTCCATGCCATTTAGTGATGATATCTTATGTGTAATATGTTCTCGTGATGCTTTATTCCTGATAACGACTAATTTTGTACTTTCAAAATTATACTTAAAATCAAATGTTTCTGATAGTTCTGTTAGGAATGTTATAGAATTTACGCCCGGCGCAGTCATTCCCTTAATTGCTAACGGTAAATCAGAAAAATCTCCTACCACTTCTAAAGTAGTCCCAAACGTTTCGGCAACATCCTTTATGATTTCTAATATTGTCGTGTTTTCGCCCCAAGACTTATTTATATATGCATTAACCCATTTTCTAAAGAATGACCGACAATAAAACCTGATATATGTATTTACACCATCTCGACCCGTCTCGAAGTTGTTTATTTCACCTTTAAATATAACACCAACATCATCACCATAGCCGGCAGATAAGGAAACTGAATCATATTCATTGTAAATTCGGCTTCTAGTTTCTGCTGATACGCCGTATACGGTGATGCGTCCCAACGCATCATGATTATTTGGTATCCCTTCTATATTAAATGTAACTTGCATCGGTGGACTAAAAATAAGGTCTTCTCCACCACCGCTTGATTTTATGACCAATTTATAATTTCTTCCAAACAGATCACCATTCATATTGGATACCACTTTAATTGATTTTTAATACCCAAGTTACTGATAGTTGGGGTTTCTCCTTCCAGAATAATTTCCCCAATATCTGCATTCAATCCGGCAAGTAAATTTACTCCAACATGTAATGCCCGGCCTAATGCTATCGGACTATTATCAATACTCATGATATCAACAACAAAATATCTATATCGAGTCAACCAACGTAGATAAAATACTAGTTGATGATTATTTAGTGTAATAGAAAATTTTTGGTAGGCTGCATTTCTTGTAAGAGGAATGATATTCATTGCAATAAAACCTCTCCGTGATTAACAGTGGCTTGCCCCTGCGTGCTTACACTATCTCCAGCCGGGAGATTAGCATTGATAAGTGATGCGTCCTTGTTTTTTCCATCTTTGTTAATAATCAAAAGCTGCCGCATTTCAACAACTAATTCCAGCCCATCTTGATTCTCTGTATTTGTTACTTGCCGGGTATTGGTAATAATCATATTCGCATATGACGCACTTTTGGCACCAATGACAGTCATTACAGTGTGACTACTCTGTAGCTCCCTGATCTTATCAAGAATATTCATTGACCGTTTCGTTCCATACTCACCGGCAATGCCAAATCCTACAGAAGCACCCAGTCCAGCCAATGCAGCAATACCACCAGGCAATACTGACGCGGCCAAGCCAGTAGCAACGCCAGCCCCCATCCCCAATATCCCTGAATATTGACCGGTTTCAGCAATCAGAGCTTTGATCGGATTATCTGACAGCGCAACGGTCATAGTGACATATAACGGGCGTGTGACTGCGTTGTCATTTGCTGTCATTGCATTTTCTAATGGATATTCGCTAACATCCGTTCTCATTTCTGATGACTCTTCAAGAACTGCGTCAAAAAAAATACCGCCAATTTCTGGGCGGGATTTGGTAAAAATACCGACAATACTCATTGTGCTGTTGTCCTCACAGATACGGCTAATTCGTTACATGCGTCATTGATACATTGCTGAACAATTTCCTTTGTTTTTTCTGGATTACCAGCTTCATTTACTGTCACATTGGCATTAACGGTAGCGTTGATAGGGGCACCATTATTGCTAGATTTAGACTTTATAGGGGGGGTTGGTATTGTATTTCTGCGAGCAGCATAGTCTTCCATAGCCAGGGAATAGTTACCAACTTTTCTCACGTAATCCTCTGTTTTTTCTCCCCATAATTTACGATTTGGTCCGGCATGATGTTCCGCAACAGCCTCTTCCATACTTTCACCTTTATTCAGGCGCTGGCGTAATTGCATTGCAGCAGCATTTATAGCTTGATCAGAATTAAGCGGATCTATGCCTAGGGATTGAGCGGAGCTATCAAGATATTGCATTATTCCTTTTGCCTGTCCCCATTTTGTTTGTGGGCCTGTAGCATTAGGGTTAAATCCTGATTCTTGTTTTGCCATTCCCAATAAAACGCTGACTGGAACATTATATTTTTTTGACGCTTGAGAGAATGATTCAGCCAATTGTTCACGCTGAGATGAATTATTGACACCCGACATTGTTAAATAATTTTTTATATAATCCATATTGTTCAAAGGATCATTACCGGGAATATCCATTGCATTTGGATTAATTGAGCTTACTTTAACCGGCCTTCTCCAGGGGTTGCTAGTCCATCCAAGCCAAGAGAGAGCATCACCCACAGGGTAATTTAAATTCTCATTTAGCCCATGTTCTAATTGACGCTTGTTATAATCATATGATGCAATGGTACTTGCTTTAATATTATCCCAATCACTATAAAAATATTCAGCATATGCTGCTGCACCAAGCAAAGGAAGATTACCTACTAACATTCTACCGCCTTTTGCCGCAGCCTGTGCGACAACTAAAAAAGTAATCCCTTTTGCTATTTGTTCTAAATAAGGCATAGCCTCATCCAATTTTTGGATAATTCCCTGCTTGTTATCTAATAACCATTTATCAGCACGTTTGGCTAAATCAGTAACGCTTTTTGTAAGCGGTCCACTTATTTCACTAGATAATCCATTTAAATTGGTTGTTAGCTTTTGAACAGCATCATTATATTCATTCGCTATTTTTATTGCTTCAGGAGTGATTATTTGACCACGTTTATTGTATTCATTGAATTGTTCCTGTACCCAGTTTGGCCCCTTAGAAAACACATCTTGTTCGAATTTATTTAACCCCAACCCGTTACTAAACCTTCTCCTTTGATCCATATTCATCTTGGGCATATTTTCAGCAGCCCACATCATTGCAGAATGAGGATTATCCTTATTAATCAATTCATAAGGATTAATACCAGCCTGCCTGAGAGCGTTTTCGTCAATTCGGCCATCAGCAGCTTTATCTCTAAGATTATTAAATTTCTCAATGGTACTCATTGCATCCTGGACTTTACCGCCCATCTGCTCATATGCATAACCCCAACGCAATACATTATTGGGATCAATAAGATGGCGACGAGAAAATCTATCTATCTCAGAAACAAAACCAGCGAAATCTCGTGTTAGCTTATCAAAGCCAAATCCAGCAGCTACAGTAGCCGCTAATTGCATCATATTGTCAGTAACACCTTTAAACGCAGCATTAGCTATATCAAAACTCTTTTTGTCTGTTTCCAAACCAAGAGATACAAGTAATGAATCAATTGTTTCTGCCATTTGTGACCTCATTTTAGATGTAAAAAAACCGCAATTAAGCGGTGTTAGATATTCAAGCCGTCCCTGGCTTGGGGCTTAGAATGGACTGTTAGGGATTCTCAGGTTATGTAATACTCCCCAGTCACTATAGGTAAACGATGCGCATTCAATATGCGCTGTCTCTCTTTCCAGTAAGCGCCGAGCGGCGTTCATGTTTCGTGGGTATTCATGTGACATTGAATGGTATTTACCTGCAAGTCTATGTTCCGCAGCTCTTAAAATCGGGTAAACATCAGATATTGAACTAACCATCTCAACAGCATTTCTCCATAGCCAGCATAAACTACATAATTCATCATCTGTGAATTGTGTTTTAGATGGGGCTGGTAACTCGGCTTTACCAAGATACTCACCTTCAAGCACTAGTTTATGAACATACTCGATAGCTTCGGGAATTTTCTCCGCTGGCAGTTGATCGATGCTAGAAACGTTGAAACGCTGATGAATGAAGCTATACGCTTCCGGGTACATCAACCCACGTTTACCAACTAACATATTTACAGCATCACGTAACGGGGTACGTTCGTCTGTTGTGGTTTTTGCTGATGCAGGCACTTTCTGGCTGAAATAGCAATCTTCCAGTTTTTCGAAAACATCCCAGGCTTTATCAGTATCCAGCATCTTAGCGTGACGGGCTGCGCCGCGCTCGGTCCACAGGGTTAAGCTCCGGGCGCGTTTACCGACTAACTGAATGTCACTTTCAACAGAGTAGCTTAAAGATACTCTGTTTTTAAGTTCTTGTAATTCTTTACCTTTTAGAATAAAGAAATGCTTTCCTTCGCTAAATCTATCAGCATTTCTAGCGTGGTTCTGACGAATTCGTACAACATCTGTTGTATATAGTTCTGCCAGTAACTCAGTCGTGATAACTGAAATACTGTTATGTGTAATAACAGGCAAATTTTCAGCGTTAATAGTGTTATGCGTTTCATTAATTGCTATACTTGACATGTCTATATTCCTAGTAGGTTTGGACAATTAGAGGCCCTGACTGTCGCAACCAGTTGGGGCTTCGCTGTTTTATCGACTCATCATAAAAATGAATTATCGATTGTAAAGCTTGTTACTATTTTTTGTTACGAAATTGGGAAAGCGTTCTCAACTTTAGCCGTCCGTGGCCTTAAATCCTTAAGCTACTTCAACACCGTGGATCAAATGTCTAAGTGCCTTGATGCCGTTCTCGTTATAACGGAAAGCTTCAACTTGTTTATCGGAGTAAGCAGACTTATCCAAGAAGAACTTCCCGTACTGCTCGGTTTTCAGATTGTTATCATTAGCAATCCGCCCGATTTTGTTAGCTGACAGATCCAGCATCTTTCCTACTTCACCAGCCGTGTAATATTTCTCTTCCAACGCAGGGAGAGGAACCGCTTCAAAGCCAACAATAGGGTTAATGATATTTGCGGCTGCACACTGTTTTGATTCGTTGCTTAAGTGAGGCATCAAATTAAACAGATTGCTAACTGCATCAACTGACATTTTCAAAGTTCTGGCTCGGCGATATTCAGGCAAACCAGACTGGCTTTTAACACTTTTTCTTGTGTTTGACTCCAATAGAACAAGCCTATCAATTACCGCTGCACGGCGTTTAACATCATAGCCAGTGATTAAGATTTCGGTATGACGACGGTCAAGATGATACTCCCATGCGTTCGGATTGGTTATGTCATACTGAACACAACCAACACATTGATTAGTAAAGTAAAGCAAATCTGCGTTACGGATGTAATCTTTCTCTTCACCACTATATAAGGCAGATAGCATGACGCGAATATCACGGCATAGATCAGCATGATTCTTGCCCGTCAACTTCGCTATCTCGCGGCTTGACATAGTGACAGAATTTACTGCTAGTGTTACATTATTCATGTCTGTAATTTCCTCGCTAGTTAATAACAGATTTGAGACCCCAATCGGCTGCAACCATTGGGGTTTTGCTACTTTTGGCGGACAATATCATCTTTTTATTTTCATGGAATTAGTAGACCGAGTACTTTGCTCTGTTTTTTACGTATTCTTTACCCTTCCAATTGAACGATTCATCCTTTCAGTTAGAACCTTTGCAACCTCACTATTAAAAGACCGTCCCGACAACTTCGCTTGCCCTTGATACCAGTCCCTTACATCCTGGGGCAGTCTAAGCGGGTATGCTTTCGCTTGCGCTTCTTTCTTCATTCCCTCCTCCGATACAAAAAGATACATAATAATTGTGGCATGCATGAATGATATGATCCTATTTGTATCATTGTCAACATGAACATTTGGTATATCATGTATCTTTTTATATCTATTTGAGGTTACTCACATGGCAAAGCAATACTCGCCGTACCCTTTCAGGATGCCAACAGAAATGAGGGAAGAAATAGAATTAAAGGCAAAGGAGTCAGGGAGGAGCCTTCAACAAGAGATGCTTAAACGCATAGAGCTTTCACTATCCCTAGAAAATCTATTCGCCGCGAACAATCCCGGCATTGAGGGAATGTATTCACATGTCGCTCAGTTATGGAAAACATCCCACGTAGCTGAAGGAAAAAACACTCAGCTAGAAACACAGGTAGCAAACTTAAAAGATCAAATCAAACTACTTACACAATCGACAAGAATAAGTGATGAACAAAAATTTGATTTAATCAGAAGAAATATCAACTCATTGAAAGATACTGTTCAGCGGATAGAAGACACCCTTCCACCATTGCTTGAACCAATAAAAGTCAAGAAGCACAACCCCAATAAATAAGCCCCTTTCGGGGCTTTAATCTGCCTGTGCGGCAGTGAACGGTGCGAGGCGGATCATGATATTTGTTATAATATCGCCCTTTTATTTAATTCCAGAATCGCACATAAAATTAAATAGCTTGGTAACTTTTTCTTGATCATCTTTATATTGAACGCCCAAGTGACCATCATCTTTAAAATCATAATCACCCCATTTATGAGGATGACCTAACTCATGATATGACAATCGAGCATTTGCCAATTCATGAAGTTCTTTTGCTGTGTAAGATGAATATGTTTTATCCTTACAATTTAGCACTATTTCCCTATGATCAATAAGGCCATTTCTGAAAAAAATCGGTTTCTTTTCATTGGTTAATATATCGATTGTATAATCAATGAAATAAAGTTTTACCCTATCCTTTCCGACCGATAATCCTCCAACATTGACCATGCCGCTACCCATCCTATTACCCATTCCGGTTATAATTTCTTGACCGATATAGCCATTTATTTCATTTGGTAACTTTTGATTAGCAAGGCATGTTAAGCTAATAGAAGTCACAATAATAACAATGAAAAATTTTATAATTCCCATCTCTTACCCTTACTCAATGACAAAATCACATCCTATCACCAGGAGGGCGCAATTAAACGCAAAAAAGGGCGCTTGAGAGCCATGTTCAGCAACAAGAGATGGCGGGGATTGCTCCCCGCCGTTGCTCTTAC